CCCAGACGCCCGAGAACAACGGCAACCTTGACGGAATATCGGTGACACCATAATGGCAAATCAAACCATCACCCAACTGCCAGACGCAGGCCCTATCACGGGCACGGAGCTTGTTCCTATCGTTCAAAACGGCGGGACGTACAAGACCACGACTGCGGCCATCTCTGCCAGCCCATCGCAGAACCAGACCTTCCTGACCAAAAATCAGGAATTGACGCTGCCAAACAGCCGATTCCTGTCCACGGGGACGGGTTTGGGTTTGACTGATGGCGGAGCCACGTCGTTCTATCGGATCTCGCTCAACGGGGCTTCTGGGAGCCTTGAAGCGGCTGGCGCTGGCGTTATCGTCAAGGACAGCTCGACCACGGTTGTTGCAAGAACCCTTCAAACATCCGGTGCTGGCATTGGTGTGTCAAATGGTGACGGAACAGGCGGAGACCCCACATTCCAGTTGACTGGCCTTGCAGCAGCCATTGCCAACATGGGCGGCACCGGCATGCTTGCTGTTGTTGGTGGAGCCACGATTGCTGGTCGTCAGATCACAGGCACAGTCAACCAGATCAGCGTGACCGATGGAAATGGCAGCGGAGACCCGACAATTTCTATTTTCAACAACGTGGTGTTGCCCGGTACTGCAGCCATGACGATCCCTTCAGGGTCGGATGTCGAGCAGCCCGTTGGCGCTCCCGGCCAGTTCCGGTTCAATACCACGACCAATACGTTTGATGGCTACAACGGCTCGACTTGGGCTTCTTTTTCCCTCGGTGCTGGCGTTGACAGCTTTAGTGCGGGTAGCACAGGTCTTACCCCCTCAACCGCTGCAACTGGCGCTGTGACATTGGGTGGCGTATTGAATGCCGCAAGCGGCGGAACTGGTGCGAACTCGTTGACCGGGTACGTCAAGGGCAACGGCACGTCAGTTATGACGGCTAGCGCAACAGTCCCAACATCGGATCTAAGTGGCACAATCAGCAACGCACAGTTGGCAAACAGCGCCGTGACCATCAACGGCACGTCTATCTCGCTGGGCGCATCCGGAACGATCACTGCGCAAGCCCCCAACGCCCTGACTATCAATGCAGGACTGAGCGGCACAAGCTACAACGGCTCAACTGCTGTGACCATCGGCATCACCAACACTGGTGTGACTGCTGGCGCGTATGGCTCTGCAAGCAACACGTTGACTGCTACAGTCAATTCTCGTGGTCAGTTGTCGGCTTTGGCGGCAACGCCTATTGCAATCGCCAACACTCAGGTTTCTGGCCTTGGCACGATGTCAACCCAGAACGCCAATAGCGTGGCAATCACTGGTGGCGCAATCAATGGCACAGCAATTGGCGCATCCACGGCTGCTGCGGGTACTTTTACCTCGTTGACGACCACCACCGGAACGATCAGCACTACACCTGTCAATGCGACCGACATCGTCAATAAGACCTACGTTGACGGACTGATTGCAAGTGGCATCCACTTCCATCAACCGGTTCGTGTTGAATCGCCGATTGCCCTGACTGCAACGTACAACAACGGCGCTTCCGGAGTTGGGGCAACACTGACCAACGCTGGCGCTCAAGCTGCTCTGGTGATCGACGGCATCACTATGGCGGTGGCTGACCGAGTGTTGATTTATCAACAAGTCAACCAGACGCAAAACGGCATCTACGTGGTCACAAGCGTGGGCTCTGGTTCGACCAATTGGGTCTTGACCCGAGCCAGCGATGCAAACACCTACGTCATCAGCAGCGCAGCCGGATTGAGCGAAGGCTCCACGGTTTTTGTGCAGCAAGGCGCAACCGGAGCGGGTGAGACCTACACCTGCAACACTTCCGGCGTGATCACGTTTGGCACGACCAACATCACATTTGCCCAGATCTCTTCTGCGCAAATCTACTCGGCAGGGACTGGCCTAACCCTTGCAGGCACTCAGTTCAGCATCACCAACACCGGTGTGACTGCGGCAAGCTACGGTACAGCCTCAAACGTTCCAACCCTTGCGATCAACGCTCAGGGTCAGGTGACCAGTGCCAGCAACACTGCAATCGCAATTGCTGCCTCTCAAGTCACCTCCGGAACATTCCCGAACTCGCGGTTAACAAACAGCTCAATCACCGTCAACGGTACGGCGATCTCTTTGGGTGGTTCGGCAACGATTACCGCCGTCAACCCCAACGCTTTAACAATAGGCACGGGCTTGAGCGGTACGAGCTACAACGGGTCTTCCGCAGTTACGGTTGCCATCGCCAACTCTGGGGTGTCTGCGGCCACCTACGGTTCTGCCTCACAGGTTCCAGTCTTTGCTGTCAACGCGCAAGGACAGGTGACTTCCGTCACCAACACCGCGATTGCCATCGCCTCTGGAGCTGTATCGGGCCTTGCAGCCTCCGCAACGACAGACACCACCAACGCCACCAACATCACCTCTGGAACTCTTCCAACGGGTCGTTTGAGCGGTTCGTACACTGGTATCACCGCTGTTGGAACTCTGACTGGTGGAACTTGGAATGCAACAGCAATTGGCGTGGCTTACGGTGGAACGGGCTTGACCGCGACACCAACGAACGGTCAACTGGCAATTGGCAACGGCACAGGTTACTCGCTGGCGACTTTGACTGCTGGCACAAACGTCTCAATCAGCAACTCGGCTGGCGGCATCACGATCAATGCCACCCCTGCGGCTGGCGGTACGGTGACCAGCGTGAGTGGATCTGGCGGAACAACCGGTCTGACGCTCTCAGGTGGGCCGATCACCGTTTCCGGCACTCTGACCCTCGGCGGTACTTTGGTCCCCGCAAACGGCGGTACAGGGGCTACGACGCTTACAGGTTACGTGTTCGGCAACGGCACGAGCACCATGACCGCCTCGACAACCATTCCCAACACGGCCATCACTGGTCTGGGGACAATGTCCACGCAGAACGCCAACTCCGTGGCGATCACTGGCGGCACGATTGACGGAGCCTCTGTTGGCGCAACAACCGCTTCTACGGTGCGCGGCACAACCATCACAGCCACCACGCAGTTCACTGGATCTGGCGCAGGCTTGACGAGCATCCCGAACTCGGCAACAACAGCTACGAGCGCAAACACCGCCAGCGCCATCGTTGCCAGAGATGCTTCTGGCAACTTCACCGCAGGCACGATCACAGCCGCTTTGAGTGGGAATGCAACTTCTGCCACTACGGCCACCACAGCCACCACAGCCACGAACGCAACCAACGTAGCCACTACGGCGACGGGCACGAACGCCAACTTCTTCATTCCCTTCGTGGCTGCGTCCACAACGGGCAATCAGGCGCTTGGAGTTAATGCAGGCATTACTTACAATCCATCAACCAATGCGCTGACCGCAAGCATCAACGGGGGAACTTTCTAATGGCTGCAACAGGCTTCACACCAATCCAACTCTATCGCACGACCACAGCGTCTGCGGCTCCAACGGCAGGAAACCTTGCTGATGGCGAACTTGCCATCAACTTGACGGACGAGCGGCTGTACTTTAAAAACGCCGCAGGCGTAGTCAAGCTGTTGGCGTCAAACACGGGTGCTTTAGGAACCGTCACAAGCGTTGGTGGCACGGGCACGGTCAACGGCATCACTCTGACAGGAACGGTAACATCTTCCGGCAACTTGACTCTGGGCGGAACACTGTCTGGTGTGGACCTAACAACGCAGGTAACCGGTATTCTTCCGGTTGCAAACGGTGGCACGGGCAGAGCAACGCTAACCAACAACAGCCTTTTGGTAGGCAACGCAGCGGGTCAAGTGGCTTTTTTAGCCCCAAGCACTGCTGGAAACGTGTTGACATCAACCGGCACAACTTGGTCATCCGCAGCCTTGCCCGCAGGGTTTTCAACTTCCGCAGACAACACCTTTACAGGCACACAGACCTTCTCTGGCACAAGCGCCAAGTTGGCCGTGGTTCTAAACGATGCGGCAGAGGTTGTGACCGTCTCGGCCACAGCGGCCACAGGAACCATTGCTTACGACATCACCACTCAGGCGGTGCTGTTTTACACGACAAACGCATCAGCAAACTGGACGGTGAACTTCAGGGCCTCAAGCGGCACATCACTGAACACTGCACTGGCAATCGGGCAATCGGTGACCGCAGCTTTCCTTGTGACCCAAGGTGCCACGGCATACTTCAACAGCGCAGTTCAGGTGGACGGCACGACATCCGGTGTGACCACAAGATGGCAAGGCGGCACAGCCCCCGCAGCAGGTAACGCCAGCGGCGTAGACGTGTATGTTTACACGATCATCAAAACAGCCAGCGCTACATTTTCTGTGTTTGCCTCCCAGACACGCTTTGCATAAGGGGCCACGATGCCATTACTTGAAACAAAAGGCGCGGCCTCGGCACAGGGGTTTGGCTTGACGCTTGGTACGACAGTTGCCAATTACATCGAAGACGTATTCAGCACTTGGCTGTACGTGGGCAACGGCGGTACTCAGACCATTACCAACGGAATTGATCTGGCGGGTAAGGGCGGATTGGTGGTTGTGATGAACCGCGCTGGCGGGGTAAATTGGGTTTGGACTGATACCGTTCGTGGCGTCAACTACATTTCATCAAATAGCACCAACCAACAGCTATCTGGCTCTACGTTTGTCAATGCTTTTAACTCCAACGGCTTTACTGGAGGCGCAAACGTCAATTCTTCCGCCGCTAACTACGTCTCATGGACACTCCGAGAGCAAGCAAAATTCTTTGATGTTGTGACGTATACAGGGACGGGTTCAAACAGAACTATTGCGCACAATCTTGGCTCTGTGCCGGGGTGTATCATGGTTAAGCGCACGGACACTACAGCCGATTGGCAGGTGTACCACCGCAGCCTTGCCAACACCGAATACATGGTGTTGAACTCCACAGCAGCGGTAGCCACAGGCGCTACGCGCTGGAATAGCACAACACCGACAAGCACAGTGTTTAGCCTCGGCACTGACACAACAGTCAACGCTTCGGGCGGTACATATGTAGCCTACCTTTTTGCCCATGACGCAGGAGGTTTTGGCCTGACGGGTACGGACAATGTGATTTCGTGTGGGTCGTTTACCGCTGACGGCAGCGGTAATGCAACAGTGAATCTCGGGTACGAGCCTCAATGGGTAATGATTAAACAGACTGACGACACCGGGTCTTGGTTTATGTTGGACATCATGCGCGGGTGGTCACTTTCTGACGATGCACGTTTGTTTGCAAACTTACCAAATTCAGAGACTACGTTTGCCCAAGGAAACCCAACGGCCACAGGTTTTTCTGCTGTTGGATTTTCTGCTTCCGGAACATTCATCTACATCGCCATACGCCGTGGCCCGATGAAAGTGCCGACAACGGGGACTAGTGTGTTCAACCCCGGGGTTTGGGCAGGTACTGGCAGTAACGCAAATATCTCAGTTCCATTTGCGCCCGATCTTTTTATAAGTAAAAATTTATTAAATACGTTTGGAACGGGGGTGCAGTGGTACGACCGTCTCCGTGGCCTGCCCCGCACCATTTCTTCTACTAACACATCATCTGAGTACGTGGCAACAGACAGCGTAAATGCGCTAAATAACAGAAGTGTTGCTGTTGGAAGCGACCCGGATGCGTTTGTGAACTATTCCGGTTCATCCTATGCCAACTGGGTATTCCAACGCGCCCCCGGCTTCTTTGATGAAGTTTGCTATACGGGGACAACCCCAAACCTTACTGTTGCTCACAATTTGCAAGCAATACCTGAGTTGATGATTATTAAACAAAGAGGTGGTGCGGCTGGTTGGGCTGTGTTTGCTAATTTAACCTCCACCACTATGCGTTTTGGAAGGTTGGATTTAACAAATACCGTGCCTTCTGATACGTATGCAAATCAAGGGTTTTTAACAGGGCAGCCTACTGCCAGTTCGTTTACGTTAATTGGTGCGTCAGGACAGTTGGCAAACAATGCGGGTAGCACCTATGTTGCCTACCTCTTTGCAACCTGCCCCGGCGTGAGCAAAGTTGGTACATTTACAGGCACAGGCGCAACACAGGTGATCGACTGCGGCTTCACAGGTGGTGCAAGGTTCGTGCTTATCAAGGCTGCCAGCACCACGGGCAACTGGCTGGTGTGGGACTCTGCTCGCGGCATCGTGTCTGGTAACGACCCCTACCTCACACTGAACACAACAGCCGCTGAAGTCACTGGGACCGACTGGGTGGACACTGCCTCTTCTGGTTTTGAATTGAGCAACGCTGGCGGCAACTTGGCTAACAGTAACGGCGTTTCGTACATTTTCCTTGCCGTGAGTTGAGCATGAGAAAAGCATTCACACAGCACAAGAGCAACGCAAAGCAGCGCGGTGTCGAGTTCTTGTTCACGTTTGAACAGTGGCGCGACTGGTGGATGGCGACTAATAAATGGGGGCAGCGCGGTCGCGGTCGCGGCAAGTTCTGCATGAGGCGTCATGGTGATGTTGGCCCGTACAGCCTCGACAATGTTTTCTGCGGAACAAATGAAGACAATCTGCGGGATGGCAACCTCGGCAAAGTGATGAGCGACAAGACAAAAGCGCTGATTTCAGAGGCCAACACAGGCAAGCCGCATCCGTGGTCTGCTGGCGAAAGAAACGTAATGCACAGGCCAGAAGTCAAGGCTAAGATCAGCGCAGCAACCAGTGGTGGCAAACACTACCGCGCAAAGATAGTCGCCACTCCGCATGGAATCTGGACATCCGCAACCGAGGCAGCAAAGTGCATTGGAATTCCAAAGCCAACCGTTGAATGGCGCTGCAAAAACAATAAACTGGGCTTTGCCTACCTTACCTAAAGGAAAAATCATGCAAGTACGAATCAGAGAAACAGGTGCAGTGATGTACGAGGCGGAGTTCCGTGCGTACCAGCAAGCCAACGGTGGACCTACATGGGGACAGACCACAGAAGAAATCCTGAACAGCTTGGGCGCTGATGTTGTCTTTGAAGGACCGCAGGCAACAGGCGGCACGGTGTATCAGTACAGCCAAGCCGCTGGCGTGGAGCAAGCTGACGGCAAGTGGTACACCAAGTACGTGCTTGGCCCTGTCTTCACCGACGGAGAAACAACCGCTGCCGAGCAGGAGGCTGCTTACAAGGCTGCCAAAGATGCGGAGCAAGCCAAAGCTGTGCGTCAACAACGCACCGACAAGCTGAAAGACAGCGACTGGACACAGATTGCCGACAGCACCGCAGACAAGACTGCATGGGCTGCACACCGCCAAGCCCTGCGTGATATCACGACACAAGCTGGCTTCCCTTGGACTATCAACTGGCCTACACAACCATGATCACACTTGAAAACCTCACCATCGACGACATCAACTTGATTCTTGCTGGGCTCAGTGAGTTACCAACAAAGTCAGGGGCCTACCCTGTGGCGATGAAGATCAAGACCCAAGCCGACGCGCAACTTGCTCCTCCCGAGGATGCAAAAAAGGACGAGTGATGGCTGATCAAATTGACGCAACAGACGCACGCCTGTCTGTTCATGAAGCTGTCTGCGCACAGCGGTACGAGGGCATTCAAGCGCGTTTTGACGAAGGCTCAAAGCGCATGACCAAGATCGAGTATCTGCTTTACGCAGTGATCGCTGCCGTTTTGCTTGGCCCCGGTGTTGCGGCTGAGTTGGTCAAGAAGCTCTTTGGGATCTGACCATGAAAGACTGGGCCGTCAGCTTTGTCGCTGCGGTCCTCGTTATTGGGCTTGTCGTCTGGTGCGCCAAGATATTTATTGAGGTGTTGAGATGATCGCCGAAATTGCAGCAGCGAATGCAGCCTTCGCAGTAATCAAAGGCGCACTGGCGAACGGCAAGGAGTTGCACCAGCTCGGATCACGGGTCTTCGACTACTTTGACAACAAGGCCAAGATTCAGGAAAACGTCACCAAGAAAGGTGGCGGCTCTGACCTTGAAGAATTCATGGCGCTGGAGCAACTCAAGCAACAAGAAGAAGAGCTGCGTGAGCGGATGGTCTACGCTGGCCGTCCGGGCATGTGGGGTGACTGGCAGAAGTTCCAAGCCGCTGCCGCCCGTAAGCGCAGGGAGGCCAAGGAAGAGGCCGAGCGTGAAGCACAAAGACGCAAGGAGCAACTTGCCCAGCTTGTGGAGTACATCGCGGTTGGCGTGGCGTCGTTGGTTCTTTCTGTATTGCTGATCTACGGCATCATCTTGTATATGCTGCACCTGCGATGAGCGACAAACCAGAGTCCATTGTTGACAAGGTGCTGTCCTATGTGGACTCGCCGTTTAAGCTGTTTGCCATCATCTTGATGGGCGTGATTGCGTTTTCTGGTTACTTCCTCTGGCAAAACCAAACCTTCATGCTGGACGCTTACAAAGAGTCCAAGAAGCTGCCGGAGATCAATACCAGTCGCGCCGACGACGCAGGTTCTATGTTGATGAAGAAGACGGGGGCCACGGTGGTGGCGGTGTTCAAGGTCAACCCGTTGTTCAACAGCCGGACGGTGTACCGGGCCTACACAAAAGATGGCCGGGACAAGAGCATCGAGGACATTGACGTTGGGCTGTTTAGCCAGAACTCAGCCAACAACTCGGATGTGGTCAAGCTGATGACCAATGAGATACCTTGCGGGGAGTACCGCTACGCTCAATCAGAAGTGGGCCTGTGGTACTTGGAAAAGGGCGTGGGGTACACCTGCCGGGTGAGCGTACCGCCGGACAGTTATCGGTTTGTTGGTCAGATTACGGTGGGTTGGACAGAGCCACCGCAAGACATCCAACAAGTAAAATTCATGCTGGAGATCGCCAGCGCCATGTTGACAAAAAGGGGTAACTGATGCTTTCACTATTTTCAACTCTTGGGGGTCTGCTGATCTCCGGTCTGCCCAAGCTGCTGGAGTATTTCCAGAACAAGGCTGACCAGAAGCACGAACTTGCCTTGGCTGCTGTCCAGACGGAACGCGAACTGGCTCTGGCTGCTGCTGGCTTTGCCGCACAAGCCAAGGTCGAGGAAATCCGCACCGAGCAGGTGGCAATGGAGACTGACGCCCGAATGACCGAGGCAGCGCTTGAGCATGACGCCAAGGTGCTTGAGAAGGCTGCTACGTGGGTTTCCAGCTACGTTGGCACAGTACGCCCTACGGTGACCTACATCTTCGTTTTGGAGCTTGTGGCGGTCAACGCTTTCATGTGCTTCTACCTCTGGCATCACCCCCAGTTGATCCAGAGCATGGATGACGTTATCCGCTACTCGGACCTGATTTTCTCCAGCGACGAGACGGCCATGCTTGGTGGAATTTTGGGCTTCTGGTTCGGCTCAAGAACTTGGAGCAAGAAGTGAAACTGAGCAAGGCAGGTGAAGACCTGATGCACAGGTACGAGGGCTTTCGCTCTCGGCCTTACCTTTGCCCAGCAGTCATCTGGACGATTGGCTACGGCCACGTCCTGTACCAAGAGCAGATCAGGCTTCCCGTGGTCAGGCCACCCGGCAAGACCAAAGACGACATTCCCATGATTCGCAGCGAGTTCCCACTCAAACCGGAGGACAACCGTGTCTGGACAAAAACGGAGATCGACGAACTATTCCGCGCTGACGTCGCGTCTTTTGAACGTGGTGTTCTTCGACTTGTTCCCGGCTGTGTTGGCCGTCAAGGCAGCTTTGACGCTCTGGTCTCTATATCCTTCAATTTCGGGCTAGGCAACCTCCAGCGGTCCACCATCTGCATGAGGGCCAACCGAGGGGATTGGGAGGGCGCTGCCGAGGCGTTCATGGTCTGGACCAAGGGCGGGGGCAAGGTTTTGCCGGGGCTGGTCAAGCGCCGGGTAGCCGAGAAGGCGCTGTTTTTGAGTGAAATCCAGCAAAAATCGGCCATCCAGCCCATGTAAAAGTGACAAATACCTGCCATGAATTTAGAATTCAGGCAATAACCGAAAGGCATCTGGAATGACGACTGCAAGTGTGATGACTTACGACAGCTTGGTCGAGAACGTCCAGTCCTATCTGGAGCGTACCGACACAGCCACCATTGAGAAGATCCCGCTGTTTATCATGCTGGCAGAGCAGACCATTGCTGCGCAGATCAAGTTCTTGGGCAACTTGACGGTCAACGCCAGCACCATGACGGCAAACGAGAACGTGATTGACAAGCCTGCACGCTGGCACAAGACGGTCTCCATGAACATCACGGTCGCAGGCAAGCGCTACCCTGTGCTGCTTCGCAAGTACGAGTACCTGCGCGAGTATTGGCCTGACCCAACGCTGACAGGCGTCCCCAAGTTTTACTGCGACTACGACTACACCCACTGGATGGTGGCTCCAACACCGGATACCGCTTACACCTTTGAGGTTCTGTACTACGAGCGCCTCCAGCCGCTTGACTCATCCAACCAGACCAACTGGTTCACCATCTACGCCCCTCAAGCCCTCCTGTACGGCACGCTGCTTCAAGCCATGCCGTTCCTGAAGAACGACGACCGTGTGCAGTTGTGGCAAGCGCTGTATCAGCAGTCCATGGATGTGCTGGTGGCGGAAGACAAACTTCGTGTGGCCGACCGTCAAGCGGTGGCGATAGACAGCTAAGGATCAATCATGACTTACAACAGCCCCTTCACGGGAAACGTCATCCAGCCAACAGACGTTTCGTACCGTTCTGTCACCCTTGCGGCTAACACTCAACTGGAGTGGCCGATCAACGGCAACGCCACGGACGACTACATTGCTCGGATCATGGACGTCACGGCGTCATCTGCTGGTTTGTCGCTGTTCATGCCTCCAGCGAACCAAGCCTCGGTCGGTAATGATTCCTTGATCCGCAACGTGGGGGGCAACACCTTCACGGTTAAGACTTTCAACGGAGTTTCAACGATCATCACGATTGCCCCCGGTGAGGCCAAGTACGTCTACATCAAGACCAATGCCAACGAACAAGGCACTTGGGGCAACATTGCTTTTGGTGTTGGAACGTCTTCAGCAGATTCCGCATCACTTGCTGGCGCTGGACTCTTGGCTTCTGGCTCTACGCTAAACCAAAGCCACCCATCAAGTTCGCTGACCGCTGCGTACACCTTCTTGACGAGCGACAGAGCCAACACCAAGATCTGGTCTGGCGGAACAACAACAGCCACCTTGCCTTTGGCTACGGCTACGGGCGACAACTGGTTTGTCCTGTTCAAAAACAACGGCACTGGGACTGTTACGGTCGGAACAACAAGTAGCCAACTTATTGACGGGGCGGTCACAAAAGCATTTGCCCCCGGCGAGTCGGCTTTCATTGTCTCCACCGGCACTGAGTACATCACCGTGGGTTACGGCGTCAGCACTCAATTTGAGTTTGGCGTCCTGACCAAGCCCGTGACCACGGGAACCGTCACACTGACGGCCAGTGAAGCCGCCAACACGATCCAGATCTACACTGGGACACTGACGGGCAACGTCACGGTCATCGTACCCCCGGTGGTGAACCTGTACGTGATCTCTAACCAGTGCGCTGCCGGGGCTTTCACTCTGACGATCTCCACTGGCGCTGTCGGAGCCAACACAGCTACAGTCCCTGCCTCTGGTCAGGCAACCCTGATCTGTGATGCAACGAACATTCTGAACGCTAACACCACCCAAGCTGGCGGCACGGCCATCAGTCTGGTCAACGGCTCCGCTGCGTCTCCATCTTTGAACTTTGGCTCAGAAACCAACACCGGCATCTACCGCCCCGGCGCTGGACGCTTTGGCATCTCCGTGCTGGGCAATTTGATTGTGGATGTTGAGGCAACTGGAATCGACGTCACCGGCACTGGAAACTTCACGGCAGGCATCTCTGGCGGAGCATTCTGATGACAAAAAAGGTTTTCGCCCTAGACACGAAGCCCGGAATCCAGCGGGACGGAACCTTGTTTGACAAAGAGGTGTATGTCGATGGTCAGTGGGTTAGATTCCAGCGTGGACGCCCCCGCAAGATCGGGGGCTACCGACAGATCACCGAATCCCTTGCAGGCCCCTCGCGGGGCATTTTCGTTGTTCCAAGAAGTAATTTCAACAACGTCTACAGCGGCCACGCAAACGGCCTTCAAGTGATTCCTGTTGATAGCAACGGTGTGGGTTCCGGCATCACCGACTACACTTTCGGCGGGTCTGTGTTGACTGTCAACGCTCTTGTTGGGGGTTCTGGCTACGTTAACGCCACTTACACCGCTGTTGCCCTGTCTTACGTGACATCCGGAAATGGATCTGGCGTAACGGCCACCGTGGTTGTTTCTGGTGGCGCTGTGACCTCGGTGACGATCACCGGGGGTGGCTACGGCTACAACCAGTACGAAAAGCTCACCGCCACCGCTGCCCAGCTTGGTGGATCTGGCTCAGGCTTTTCCATTCAAGTCCTGACAACAGCCTCTGCGTTCGTCCCATCGGATGAGAATCTCTGGCAGTTCGACACGTTTACCGACTCCTCTGGTTCGGGTAACAACCTCTTGTTGGCCCACCCCTCAAGGGATCTGAGCGACATCGACAACGAGACCAATACTCGACTTCTGGCTGGCCCTATCAGCGGCACAAATTTGAACCCTGTGGGAGTTTTTACGCAAGTTGGAGCCACGGCAAGCGGTTCTCCAAACGTCACCCTTGCGGCTGCAAACTTCAGCGTCGGAGCCGGTCAACTGGTGACTGGCCCCGGAATCCCTGCGGACACCCGTGTGCTGTCTATCTCCGTGACCGCCATGGTGCTGACCAAGAACGCCACCGCAACATCAGCAACAGCCACATTGACGTTTGACAACGAGGTCTCAATCTCTGGTGGTGTGGTGTCTTTGCACCCCTATGTCTTTGTTTACGGCAACGATGGTTTGATCCGCAACTGCGCCTCTGGGAATCTGGAGGACTGGGTCTCTGCTGAAGCCAACGCCGTGAACATGTCCACCGGCAAGATCGTTCAGGGCTTCCCTGTCCGTGGTGGCTCCAACGCTCCTTCTGGGCTGTTTTGGAGCCTTGACAGCCTGATCCGTGTGTCCTTCGCCCCCACCACTTTGGGTATCGGCGGCACGGCAAACTTCGCGGCTCCAACTTTCTGGCGTTACGACATCATCTCCAGTCAATCTTCCATGCTGTCGAGCCAGTCCGTGATTGAGTACGATGGCATCTACTACTGGTGTGGCGTGGATCGCTTCTTGCTGTACAACGGTGTGGTCAAGGAGATCCCCAACTCTATGAACCAGAACTGGTTCTTCGATAACCTGAATTACACCCAGCGTCAAAAAGTCTACGCTACCAAGGTACCTCGCTATGGCGAAATCTGGTGGTTCTACCCTCGCGGGAACTCAACTGAATGCAACGATTGCATCATCTACAACGTGCGCGAGAACGCTTGGTACGATGCCGGTCAGGCCTTGGGTGCACGTAGGACTGCCGGTTACTTCTCACAGGTCTTCCGCTTCCCCGTTAACGGCGGGGTTGAGATTAACGCTGTGGGCGGATTGCTGAACGGTTCCATCACAAACGCTGGTTCTGGCTACACCAACGCCACATACTCCTACATACCCCTCACAGGAGGCTCAGGATCGGGTGCTACAGCCACGATCACGGTCACTGGAGGGGCAGTTACGTCCATCGTGATTAACGACCGTGGATCTGGTTATGTTGTAGGCAACACCTTGACCGCCACCTTTGGTTCTGGATCTAACTTCCAGTTCACCGTAAATACGACCATCAACTTCGTGAGCCTGTGGCAGCACGAGATTGGCACGGATGAGGTGAAGTTCACCCAATCCAACGCGATTGAAGCATTCATTGAGACCAGTGACCTTGGCTGGGTGGCTGGTGGCCCTTCGCAGCCCTCCCCCGTGGGTGAGAACCGATGGTTGCACGTTGAGCGGTTGGAGCCAGACTTTATCCAAAGCGGGACCATGGAGCTGTTTGTGACCGGTCGACCCTTCGCTCAGGCTGAAGATAAAACGACTGGCCCCTATCCTTTTGAGCCCGGAACAACGAAAATTGACCTTAGAGAGCAAAGACGGGAGCTGAGATTGAAGTTCGTGTCCAACGTTGCTGGCGGCAATTTCCAGATGGGTAAAGTGATCGTCAACGCAGATCTTGGGGATGTTCGTGGCTACAGCACCTAATTTACAGAGTGCTCTGGTTTATGACCCGAGGTACATGGAATTTGATCAGTGGGCCTCTCTCATGTGTGAGCAGTATTCAGCGCAGCAGTTGCCTGTGCCGGACGCTCAGACTGAATGGAAGAGCTGGGCAGCGGGGTTGTTGGCGATTGATGTGTTCATCAACCAAAACATCCCAAGTCCGTATAGTTTTGAAGACTGGCAGGACTGGGCTTCTGCTGTGTTGAATGTCATGAATGGTGGAAGATAATGGCCGTAACAAACGAGCAAGTCGCTTCTTATTTAGCATCGAACTCTAACCTGAGTGATGCGGACATTGCTGCGGCCATGAGCCAGTTTGGGGTGACGCCTGCACAGATGGCGCAGGTCACTGGTCTTGATGTAGGCGCTGTACAGTCCCGCTTTGAGGCCGCTGCACCCGCTCCCGTTTACGCTCCTGAACCTGTTTACACCCCGCCCGTCTACACCCCCGATCCTGTTTATTCCCAGCCTGCGCCACTTTCTTTTGTGCAGCCAAGCGTAAGCGCTACGCCCAGCCCTCTCGGGGGCGTTTCGGAGCCGCTGTATTCAAGCCTGACAGCTTCAAGCACTCCACAACAAATTGCCGAAGCGTATGCCCAATTTGTTGGGGGTGCTGGTGGTGATACGAAAGCCAACCAAGATGCAGCCCGTGAATTCCTTGAAAGCCGTGGGATTGCTGCGCCAACTATTGGGCAAGCGTATAACGAGTTCGCACAGCCGCAGCAGGTAAATGCGGATGCAGTTTCGGGTGCGCTTTCGCAAGTCACCAGCGTTCGTGGCGATGACGCCATGTCGCACCCCAACGACAGCCTCGCACCAACGAACCTCGACAGGTACGAAGTCCGCACTGAGCAAGGACCCTACTCGCACACAGAGTATGAAGGGGGTCCGGCTGTATATAGTCCTGATGTCACCAGATATTTTGACAAAACAACAGGCAAGGAAGTTAGCGCCAATGAATACCGTGCAGGCACAGGTCAGGGCAATACTGTTGATAAATTGACTTCCCAAATTTTGGGGCAGGGCATAACAGATAAGTGGACGGGTCAGGCTTTTGGATCTGCCGCTGCAACTGCTGAGGACATAGCGAAAAGATTGGACAGTATTGGCATTACCGACATCAATCAGTTCGGCAAAGTGGACGCCTATCAAAATGTTTATGAGATGGGCAAAACTTACAATGGTCAACGTGTTGGCAAAATCGACCCAAATGAAGATGGCAACCTCATTGATGCGACTTATGACCCCGACAGAGGCTGGATACCAGTTCCGGCTGGCGCGAAACTTGAAACCATATACGGGCAAGAACTACAAGCCGCTGGGGACGACTATGGCACGCTTACCCCCGTAAATTCTTCGGACGTCACCATTGTTGACGGCAAGCCTGTAATTAAAACTGGTCAAACCTTTGGCAACAAGGTAACTGGTGAGGCGTTGGACCCGAACTACGCTTTTGCTGGTGGGAACATTTTCAGCGGAACATTTGCTGGCAAAGGCAGAACGGGTTATGGCGTTCAGTTTGCTGATGATGGAACGCCGTACTTTTACACGGCATACGGCGGCTCAAGCAACGACCTTGCGCAGCTCATGGAAGACCCGATTATTGGCACCGTTGTGCAAGCAGCGGCTTCATATTTTGGTGGACCACTTGGAACTGCTGCACTGAACTTGGCGGCTGGCAGGGAGCCTGAGGATGTGGCAAAGGCTGCATTGACTTCATGGGTTGCCGGAGAGGTCGGCAAAATTGTATCGGGTGCGCCATCCGTGATTGATGCTGTGGGGCAAACCGGTGCAAACATTGCTGGTCGTGTTGCTGGCTCTGTGGTGACTGGCGGTGGCAAAGATGGGGCATTTCAAACGCTGCTCACGGGCGGTGTTGGCGCAGTCATGCCGGAAATTCAGTCCATGATTCCCGGCTACGAAGACTTACCCCCGTTCGGGAAAGAATTTGTCAACAACGCAATAGCATCGACACTGCGGGATGGTGATCTGAGTCAGCAGGACCTGATCAATGCTGCTGTCAGGGCTGGCACGGTTGCCGCAAGGACTTCGGCTGGCGGTACAACTGGCGGTATCACCAACCGCACTTACGACGACACCATCACTCAGGCTGGTGCTGATGCCTTCTTGAGGGCGAAAGAGGCTGGTGCTTCCGATGAAGACGCCATGGATGCTGCCAACGCCGTAACGGGTGTGCAGATCAACCCAATTGATGCTGGTGGTCCTAACCTGTCCACCACGACAACGTATGACCCACGGGCTGCTACTGTTGACACAAACTTTGGTGATCTGCAAGGCGCGATTGAAACCAATGCAATAAACGACGCCATGCGTGCTGACAGGCTAGATCTGATCAGTCAAGCACCAAGATTCAGTGACGCCTACAGCCAAGCTCGTGAGCTGCTTGGACCAAACCAGACGTTCACATGGAACGGCAAGCAGTACAGCACAGCCACTGCAGAGGAGCGTCCAGATCTATCTGCGCCAAAGGTGCAGCCAGCAACGGATCAGAGCGCCGCAGAGACTGCACGCCTGACAGCTCAGAATACCGCCTTGGTTACGGGCAACGCGCCAGACCAGAGCGCGGCAGAGACTGCTCGACTCGCCAACCTGAATGCAGGTTTGAAGTCGATGGAGAAGACCGGCTTCCTTGGTCAAATTTACAAAGACCTGAACGAGCAATTCAGGCTTCAAGGCGTTGCTGCAAACGAGTACCTGAAGAACAATCCCAACAGCCCAATTACTCAGAGCGTCAGCTCGGCATTTGAGGCTGCTGGTGAGCTTCAAAAGAACTTGGGCGGCATACCCTTGGCTTTTGACAACAAGCCTCTTGCTGACATTATTATCAGTGGCGGCAGTAAGTTGCAAGCACTGGGTCAGTCGCTTGGAGATGGTCCGCAGGACACCAAAAATTGGAACGATACCGTTGATCTGATTAGCAAAGCCAAAGGAACAGAGAAGCTGGCTGTTCTGGCTGGTCGCATCATGGACGGGACAAGCGGGCTTGCAAGGCAAATTGGCGTTGAGCTTCGCCAAGAAATCCCGGCTCTCTTTTTGGGTGGCGGCTTGTTGAGACCAACCATGATTGCCAGTGGTTTGATTGATGTTGCCGACACGGGTGGCGCTGCTGTTATTGAGGCATACGATGACGTTGTCAAAAAAGGCGGAACCCATGCCGAAGGTTTGTCTGCTGGACGTAAAGCTGGCGCTGCCGCCGCTGCAACTGAAGCCGTCATTCAAGCAACGATGGGCAAGCTCGGTGATTTTGCCGCTGGTAAGCTCGACAACGTCTTGTCAAAGGGAACCACAAAAATAGGCTCTGAGGGCGTTGTTGGTGGAACTCAAGAGGCGGGTTCATCTGCTGCTGTGGATCTTGCTTTGGGCAACGCTATCGACGTCAACAAGGCTATCACGCAGGGCGTTTTGGGGACTGCCGTAAGCAAGGGTGCGGCAACCGCAACCTCTGGCATCGACGCCGCGCAGACCGATTCAATCAACAACATCATCTCAACCGCTGTTGCTTCCAACAATCCAGAGACCGTCAACTCGGTCATCACAAACTCTGTGCAGACATCGCTGAACAGCGGCGCTTCTGTTGAGGTTGCCGTTGGAAATACTGTTGGTGCAGCGATCACCAATGGCGCGGACGCTGCCGTGTCAATTGATAACGTGGTGACCACTGCGATTGAAAACGGTGCTGACACATCTCAGGTGGTTGCATCAACAATCACTTCTGCGGTTAATGCAGGATCTGAAGCGGCTGTTGCTGTTGATTCTTCAATAACCGCTGCATTAAATGCCGGTGGAGATCCAGCCGTAGTTATTGACTCTGCCGTAACTGCTGCTGTAAATGCTGGCGCAAGTGTAGACACAACACTGGCCTCCGCCGTGTCTTCTGCTGTTAACGCTGGTGCTGACGTCAACACGGTGGTTCAGGCGGCAACGGATGCAGCGGTCAGCACTGGCAACGATGTGACGGTTACATCAGACGCTAATACGGTCACGATCAACAATGCCACGACCAACACTGACACCACCGTTGATGCAGCCACTGGCGTCACCACTACGGTGGACAACGCCAACAACGTGACCACGGTGGTGGATGGCAACACCACAACTGTTGTTGACGCGAACACCAATACCACGTCACAGACTACCGTTGACACCGCCAATAACACCCAGACAACAGTTGTTGCTGACGCCGCCACAAACACAAACACCGAGACGGTTGTTGACACCAAGACCAACACCACTACCTCGACTACTGTTGACACCAACAACAATACAACCACTCAAACCACAATCAATCAAGACACACAGACAACTGTCTTGACTGACACCAACAACAATACACAGACAACAGTGAAGTTGAATGTCAACACGGGTGATGTGATTGAAGTCAAAGAGGCAGAGATTCCTCCAGACTGGAAGCAGCCTGTTGTTGAGACTCCCGTTGTTCCACAATCGGTTACGCCTCCAACAGTTGTGTCTCCAGAGGCCACTCCTCCAGCGACCGTTGTCAATCAAGTTGCAGCAGCTCCAAAACTTGCACCTAAACTCACGGAAGAATCAAGAGTTGGTGCTAATGGGGTTGGTTTGCCTGTTGGTATGGACTTAAAACCAGCCTCCCTGCGCTCACGCGAGACGCAAAAGGCCATCGACCCACTTGCTCGGGTAAAAGAGATACAAGCTGAATTTGAAAGAGACGCCATGATCCAAAACGTAGACCCCCGCCTGATGCAAATCTTGCAGCAGCGTTCAGACCCTCAACAGCAGTCACAACAGTTCGACAAAGACATCGGTGCGCTGGCAAGACTCTTGGGCGGCGAACCCGAAGCCCCGAACACCAGCAACTACTACTCCTACGGTTCCGAGGACAGCATCGACGACATCCTTGGGGGCAGGGCAGCAAACTACAAGGAGGGCGGCTACGTGGAGCCCCTGAAGGCTTCTGGCGGTTCTATGGCGCTTCCTCTGCTGGCAAAGTCCGGTGGCGCTCTGGGTCATTACCAAGGACGTGAGAATTTCAAAGAAGGCAAGCACGTTGCTGGTAAGGGTGACGGACAGTCGGACGACATCCCAGCATGGCTGGCTGACGGGGAGTTTGTCTTCCCTGCCGACGTGGTTTCTGCCCTTGGTAACGGCTCCACAAAGGCTGGAACCGACAAGTTGTACGAGATGATGCACGGCATCCGTGACCGCGCCAGATCTAAGGGTCCGAAGGATCTTCCCCCTCCCGCTTTGAAATCCCCGCTGGATTACTTAAAATCTAGCAAAAGGAGCACCTCATGAGCTTATTTGACGCGCCAGATCCACGGAAAGTGGAGTTAAAGGGTAGCACCACTCAAACCGCCCCGCAGTACCTGACGGACTACCTGTCTTCACTGGCCCAGACTGGTCAACAGCAGTTGGGTGCAGCCAGCATTGCTCCACTGAATCAAAACCTTCAGGATCTGTACGGTGGGGCTCGGGACACTTTGGAGCGCTACCAAACCCCCATGGACGAGTCCTTGTCGACTCTGCAAGGCGCTGCAAAAGGCGTATCTGCTCAGGACATCTCTCAGTTCTACAACCCGTATGAGCAAGACGTGGTTAATGAGATGGGTCGTCAGAGCGCCCTAAACGTCCAGCAAAGCATGCTTCCCGCTTTGCGTGCTGCATTCGCTGGTCAGGGTGGCTTCGGGAGCCAAAGGTACGCCGGGGCAATGGGGCAGGCCATGGGCAACGTGCAGTCGGACCTGTTCGGCAATCAAGCCAAGCTGCGCTCCGAGGGCTACAAGACCGCCTTGGATGCTGCCTTGCGTGATCGCGGCTATGACATTCAAGCGGGTCAGAGTCTTTATGGCTTGGGTCAAGCCGAGTCTCAAGCTGGGACTCAAGGACTCAAGACCTTGGGCGACATCGGCGCTCAGGAGTTGGGCTACGAACAGTCGAAAATTGAGGCTCCACTGACTCGTGCTCAGAACGTGGCTCAGATCATGCGTGGATACACGTACCCCATGACCACGGCAGAGACCAAAGAAGCCCTTCCCGGGGCATTTGCACCTTCTCCGTTGCAACAGATTGCTGGCTTGGGTACGCTGGTTGGTGCTGTTGGGAAAGGCAGCTCAGGAAGCGACATATCGAAATTTTTGAGCGGACTCAACTACAGAGGATCAACCGGAGACCTCCGAGGCGGATCTACTCTTGTGACTGGCGGGGAAAATCTTGGTTATGGTGAAGCTGGATCTGCCGCAAGCGATGAATTCAACCCGTTTCCAATAATTTAAGGGGCAACCATGGCAACCAAAGCACCGCTTGGCTCCTTATACGCTGAAGGTCCAGAAGAACAAGCTCTGGTTGATGAGATCAAGGGAACATACGCAAAGTTGCGTGAATCCCTTGAGGCTCGTCAAAAACCGTTATTTGATCCAACACTGCTGGCTATGGCTCAGGGCTTTCTTGCGCCCACAAAGACCGGCTCTTTTGGTGAGGCTCTTGGCAACGTGGCCGCTCAAGTTGGTCCCGCTCAGGAGGCTCAAGAAAAACGTGCCCAAGAGATTGCCTCCATGAAGATGGAGTTGGCCCAGCGTGAGCTTGCCCAGCGTCAAGCAACCCGTGGCGAAGCCATGTTTCAACAGATGCTGCCTCGGATTGGGGGGCAATCAGGCGCTGCTACTCCCAGAGCGCCCGGTACGCCTGCTGCTCCCGGCGCTCCAGCCGCCCAGCAAATGCGTCCGGTTACGTCCGCCGACATCGCACTGCTTGCCAGTCAGCCGGGTATGGAAGGCAGGGCCAAAATCCTGAGCGACATGATCAAGTCTGATCGAGATCGCTTCAGCATTTCCATGAACGGCATCGTGTTTGACAAAGACACGCAGCAGTACCTCAACCTTGAGATTCCGGGTCAGAAGCAAGAAAGATTCACAACTCAGTTCGGCACCTATGAGATGACGCCCTACGAGTACAGCCAATACAAACAGGCTGAGGCGGCAGGACAGGGAAAACAGTGGATTGACAAATTCCGTGGGGTTGCGCCTTCTGGTGCCCCTACCAAGCCAACAGTTCGTCCGACTGTTGCGGAATCTGCCGCAGAGATTAAAGGCGCAGAGACTAGGGCTGTTGACACCACCAAGGCAGAAGTTGGTCGCACGCAAGAGATGATCGACGCTGGCAAGGATGTATCTGGTCGTTTGGCTTCGTATTCCGCCCTGCGCTCAATCGCTGCTCGTCCCGATGCCAAGGAGATCTTCGGTATCTTCAACCGTCCAGACTTCGGCAGTGCGTTGCTCAACCTCATCCAAGAGGGCGTCAAAACCCCCGGACAGACTTCTATTCAGGCTGGTGCTTTGGAAGACAGCCTGAGGAACATCGGCTTGTCGCAAGATCAGATTGACCGCTACCGCTTTGGCTTGTCCGTCATGGCGAACATCCAGCTTCAGCAAGCCAAGTTGGCTGCTGGTCAAGGCGCAATCTCCAACTTCGAGCGAGACTTGTTCGCCAGTGCCACGCTGTCACCAAAGGACAACCCCGGCACAATCTTGGCAAAACTCAGTATGCTTGAGGCTCGGGCAAACTTTGACAAACAACGTGCTGCCGCCCTTCGCAAGACCAAGATGGATGCGGATGATTTTATGGACACTCCTGAAGGTCAACGTATGTCTCAAGAGTACCTGAACCAGATCTCAAACATCGCCTCCAACATGGGCGTCAGAGCCCCTGCAAGGTCAAATCAGCGCTCTGCTACTGGCAACTACGGTCCAGCAGCCTCAAAACTTCGTGAAGAGCTTAGAGGTCAATAATGGATGAATTTTTGAACAAGTTAAGCGAAGATCAGGCGCAAGTTGCGCTTGAGATTGCACGCAAGGCCAAGCAGATGGGCATTGACCCAAAACTTGCCGTGATCTTGGCTTACCGCGAAAGCGGACTCAAGCCTGACGCCAAGGGGTCAAGTGGCGAGATCGGCACGATGCAAGTGATGCCAAAGACAGCCGAGATGATGGGGTTCTCGGTTGAAGATTTGCGAGATCCAGCCAAGAACATTGAGATCGGTCTGACCTATCTCAAGCAAGGTCTCGACAAGTTTGGTGACCCTATGCTGGCTGTTGCCGGGTACAACGCTGGGCACAATCATCCCTATTTCACAGACCCCGAAAAGAACGCTCTGCCTGCGTCCACCAAGGACTACCTGAGAGACATTAACGGCATGGGCGGCTTTGCTGAGCCCGAGGCTCAAGAGGCACCTCCCGAGCCCGTGGTGACGCCAGCTTCTGAAACCGACTTCATGGCGAACAAGGCACGCATTGCCACCGACGTTGCGGGTATTGGTGCTGGGGCTGCCCTGTCAAAGGGCTTGGATGTCGCATCAAACATCGGCAAAACGGGCGAAGCCATCCGTCAGTTACCCGGTGCCTTGTCTGCTGCAAGACCAGTTGCTGGCGGACCTGCTGGACCCGTTGGCGGACCCGTCTCTTCTGGGGCAAAGTGGCTTCAGAACTGGGGTGGAATTTCCAAGGAAGGTTTTTCTGGAGGCGTTCCAGAGGGTGCGGCTCAGTACAACAAGATGAAGCCGCAAGGTCAAATCATGCAGGGGCTGGCAAAGAAGGGCTTGATCACCCCTCAGCCTGTGCAGCCGGGGGTGTTCACGGGTGGACAGCTTTCAATCTCGGGGCAACCAAGTGTTGCACCACCACCTCCACCCCCAAGTCCGCTGTCGCAAGCTGCTGGCGCTGTAAAACAAGGCGTAGGCGCTGTTTTGCGCTCACCCATAGCCTCGGGTGCTCTTGGCGGTCTTTCGATGGCTGAGAGCGGTCAGGAGGCTCAGAAGCGCGTTCAAGCGGGTGACACCACCGGAGCCATGATTGCAGGCACTGGCGGCTTGGGTGGAGCCATGCAGATGATGCCCAGCCCACAACTCAAGACCATTGGTGCTTTGATCTCTGCCGCATCGCCTTTGACTCTTTACCTGCGGGAAAACCTGAAAAACCAAACCCCAATGCCTGACCCAACCGAGCAAGAGATGTTTGAGGCACAGAGACCCGCCTTCAGATACGCAAGACCCTAAGCAGTTGCCATGCAAGGGATTTGCCCCCAGTGATGGGGGCATTTTTTACAGGTCTCCCCGTTTCTCTTCCAGCTTGTCGCCAACGAAACGGTTGAGGCTCTTCACAAACTCAATGCACATGGCTCGTTCTGTTTGAACGATCTTGGGCATCGCTTCCATGATGAAGCCTGTAGCAATCTTCTCCAGATCCTCTGGCGAGAACTCGTGGATCTCGTCAAGGTGAACGGCAATCTTGCTCAGGAATGTTTTGACGACTTCGTCTTTGGTCAGGTATGGATTGTTCATGGTGTTTTATGCGATGCGAAGAACTTCAACGCTGTGTTCGCTGATGCTGGTGGTGTAAGAGTCCTTACCCCACTCCTTGGTGAGCAAGCTGCAAACCCCGCTACGGATGTCCTCAGAGTTGAACTTCCCGGCCGCAATCTCTTGCACGTCACCGATCTCGGCTTGCAGGTTGACTTGCGGCTTGTAAAACTTTGCGATCTCGCCGTAGGCGTACCGCAGTGGCGCTCTGGTCCTGTTCTTTGCAACCTTGACCTCAAGTTTTCCAAACTCATCGCCTTCTGGGGTGATAACTTTGAAGTCGCACCCGAGTGCTTCGATGAATTTTACGGCGCGTTGCAGTTCGCGCATTTGAATTTCTTTCACGATAACTCCTTATTGAAACCACAGCCAAGCGCCGTGGAGAATGCCAAGTGGAAAAAAGATTGCGCCTGCCAGAAGAAAGCCCCACAGGCCGTCACTGAAGCAGGTGAAGACGTGATTCAGCCATGCAGCAAAGCATGTGAGTCCGATGATCCAGCCCATGGGAATTCCTTACAGGTTGGTTTTGGCGTAGTAAAAAGTCTTGAGTGCGTCGAACATGGACCAGCCACGCCACAGTTCTTCTTGGGTCCACTCTTTGACCACGACCAGCCCCGGCTCAGTGACCGAGACAAAGACGTTTGCGCACCGTGCTTGGGGTTTGACCAAGCCCGTCCTGTAAGCCGCCAGTTGCATGACGTTCTCGTCAAAGCCTGCGACCTTTTCCAGTGTTTCCGAGGTGAACTCTTTCGTCTTGAAGTCGATCACCACGCCGTCACCCTCCAAGCTGTGCAGGTCAATTTTTCCTGCAAAGCCGTAGGGTGAGGAGGTGTGAGCGAATGACTTCTCAACAGCCCACATGAGGTTTCCGAACGTGTCGTTGACAGCCTTGTAAACAGGCTCAAGGTAGGGCAGGTCGTTGGCGTTGATCTGTCCGTCAAAGAACTGCTCGATGGCTGTGTGGACTTGCGTACCCCGTTCTGCCGCCTTGCGTGCTTGGTCCTTGGAGTCGGCTTGGATTCGTTTGATGAACGATTCCTCGCTCTCTCCGTCCGCCCGGGGAAGGGTCAGAGCAGCCAGCATCATCTGATTGATCTTCCAAGCCTCCAAACCGGGGCTTGCAGCGGCTTTCATGATGGTGGTGACCGAGGGTAGAAGCCCCATCTTTTTGGCGTCCCTGAGGGTCGTAGAGCGCTGCTCTCCGTTCTTTGCGGTGACGGTGTAGGCTGGCGTGCCGTCTTTGGCGTACCAGTGGTTCGATTCTGATGGTCTTGCTGCGATCATTTTCTTTTCCATAAAACTTTGGGGGACCCGTTGGATGACTTGGCAGCGCCAAATCCAGCGGAGATGACAAAGCCAGCACGCTGGCAACGCTTGGCTACGTGCCCCCAAGCCCTGCCGTCAGGAGGGCTGGAGAGTCCGCAAGACTCAGCAAACTGCCGAGCCTCTTCCGTGAGGAATGGAGACGATGTAATTTTTGCAAACGTAGCAAACAAGGCCACCGCCTTATCAGTCCATTCATCAATCTCACGGTCTGCACGAGCAGCCGCTGCTTTCGCTGCGGCGTGCCCCTTCTCAGATGCGCTGAAAAGATCTTGTTGCATGATCAGAAGGGCAGATCGCTGTCGTCCATGTCATCAAACCCGCTGGATGGCGCTGCGGGGGCTTGAGACGCTACACGGTTCTTCAGAGCCTTGAACTCGGGCGATGCCTCGATCTTGGCTTTCAGACCCTTGCTGAAAGTGTCAAACAACGCCCAGTCAGGCTCTGCCAAGCGGAACATCTGGAGAGCGTTAACGCCCTCTGGAAGACCAGCTTTCTTGATGATGCCGGGGACAGGTGTGATGCCTGCTACGTTTGCATAAATTTTGTTGTTCTTGCCCTCAGCGTGGATGACGTTCAACATGCACCACTGACCCAAGATGTTCTTCAGGTCAAAGCGGTTGGCTTCTGCG